AAAACATAATCCGCCTCATCCAAGTTACACGTACCTTGTATATTTTCCCATATACCATCATTATTTGGTGTTTGGTGTCTATAATCTTCAAAAATTGTCCGAGTATCAGCCCAATATGTTGGAGCAAAATAAATTTTCTTCATTAAGAAGAAACATAAATAAAATAAATGTAAAAACAAACAATATCGGGATTAAATTTTGGATGAAAGTTCCATTGCCTGAATAATATTATCCTCAATTGAACAATATGTCCAAGAACCGAAACGACCAATAGAGTGTGCCCCCATTGGGTTATGTGATAAACACCAGTCTGAATATATTTTATTACTTTCCTCGGTAATGTGAGCATATGCTGGATCCATCACAATACATTCGTGATCAATTAATCTGTGATCTTCAATTATACCACATTTTTTTAAATCCTGTAAAACCACATCAAGTAATTTCTGAGGAATCGACTCACCACGACCCATACCAATTTCAACATAAAGACTCATTTTTTCATGATTTAAAATGTTATTATAAAATCCGATTCTATAAAATATCTCATCGTTTGTAAAATATGTCCAGTGTGACTTTAATTTGGTCCCTTTATCAAACCCCAAATTGAAAACCACCACTTTATTTGATGTTAATTTAATGGTTTCAACTCTGTTATGTTTATCAAGAAGAGAAAACCGATTAAATGGTATGGTATTAACAATGGTATTGTATTCTATTTTACCTTTATTTGTTATCGCTATCTTATTTTCAAAATCAATCTCAACTAATGGAGTTCTTAAATGTATTTTACTATTATCTACTCTTTTAAGTATAGATTTGATAAATTCAAACGCGCCAAATTCAGGGTATATCAGGGTATCATTATATGAACCGATTTTTTCTTTTTTCATTAACTTATCAAGTAATGTGGGGAAGGAAACCTCTTTTGGAAAAAATCTACCCATTGCATTGACATCTAATTTATCAAGATCACAAGCGTATAGTTTTTCATTATATGGAATGATAAATTTATCACAAATTGCGTCCCCCAAGGTTGATCTGACGTGTTCTTTGAAGGAATGTGTCTCCTTACCGGGGATAGTGTGATAAAGGTCATGTAAACACTCTATAAACTCATTCTGAGGAAGTTGATCAATGTTCCATTGAAAGGGGAAGTCAATATATTGTCCTTTATAATAGATGTTGGAGTTCCTATTTATGTTCAGAACTTCACATTCCATATTTTCCAGTAGATATTTCTTAATGTCCTCATTTTTAAAATGGAAAAAATGTCCAGAGTAGTCCCAAACAAATCCATTTCTTCTTGTTGTCTTACAATACCCACCAACCTGATCATCTTGTTCAATAATAAGGTAATCTTTTTTTAGAAATGAGGCTAATGAAAGACCCGTAACACCCCCACCAATAATTAATACGTCAGTTTTCATGTTTAAAATATATTCCTGTCATTTTATTAAGGTCATCATAAGATGAAATCCCTTTATCATCAATGTAATAGTCCGCGTATGGTTTCCCAACATATAATTCATGATACTTCACACCACACACATTTAGTGCGTTCTCAATCTTTGGCCGAATCACGTTGTTTATATGTTCAATATCACCATTTGTTGATAACATACCCCTAGCCGTTAATAATATAATTTTTACACCGTTGTCGTAAAGATAATTACAAAAATTGATATTTTCAGTTATCGGTTCAATATTCAACATTACATCCCGGATGAGAGTTTTATCCACATCAAAACAAATGATCTTACCTTTTAATGATTGTTTTTTACAGTAATCCTCCAGTTGTTTTGGTGTACCAACACAATCAAATTCACCAGATATATCAATATGTTTGAAAGATTGACCATCCTTTATCGCCATTGACACAGCGTAGGAAAGATAGTTTTCCCGATCCTCCATTGATTGAATACAATATTTTTTTGTTTCTTCTACCGAATTGAAAAGATAAACACCTGAATTGGCTATATTACTAACAGTGTTTTTCTCTGAAATGTTTTTAATTATTTCGTTTTCAACCGTTAAGTAACTATAAATCCCCGTTAAGTCGTTATCAATGAAGGATAGGATAACATTTCCCTCTTCAGGGATCTTATCAATTGCGTTAGTGCCAATAATCGTGTCACAATCAACACATAAAAGAGAAGAATCTTCATCTAAGTAATTACACGCTTGTTGAACAGTATCGGCTGCCCCTGTACTATGTTGTAACACAATTGGGACAACAACATTTGGAGAAAATATTTTATTTAGACTGTATGCACTTTGTTTTGAACACGCCACATACACCCTCCCATATTTGTTTACTAATGGTTTTATTACCCTTTCAATTATTAATTTACCATTCGCGTTGATAAACGGTTTATAGTTGTCATATGCGTTATCCCCAAACCTTTTACCAAGACCCATCATTGGTATTAATACTGTCATTATGATGTTTAGATTTTAGTTGTGGTTCTTATATCCACATTTGGTCGACCCCAAGGATTATTTCTTAAACCAAACCTACGCAACAACCCCCATGTTTCATATTCCAACCCAAAAGCATAGATTTTATCCGTTAACCCAATTTCATTTACTCTATACCTCCAAAGAGCGTGTCCAGATGGAAGAGACTCCATCCCAAGCCCATAAGCTTTCAAATAATTTACATAATCACTATTTTCAATATTAAAATACTTATCCAAATTATCATATAGGTCACAATATTTTTTCATGTTCTCGTTCCCAGATATAAACCACCCATCATTGAATCCCCACCCTTCATGATTCAAATTCCAATGGGTTACGTAGAAATTTTTAGGATCCAACATTGTAAAGTCAATTGGTTCATAATAAACAGTATCAAATCTTGAGATCATAATCAGATCATACGTTTCATCCACTAAACTTACTGATTGTTTTAATGAATAAAATCTAGAATAGTTGTTATCAATATGTCTCTTCGTGTCCCAAGCCCCTGATGGGATAAAATTAAGATGATTATATGGGTGGTTAAACACAATTTGTTTTTCAACAATATATTTTTTCGGTTTCACCAGATCAATCAGTTTTTTAGTATCGTCTTCATTATCATCCCAACCATGAAGAAAAATATCAGCATTTTCAGATAATATATTTTCTTTTAGAGATTTAAATGGGGTTTCAAATCCTTGAATGTCTCCGCGATTGTTTACACCGGTAAACTTACCATAAAAACATATTGCTATTTTCATTTTTGATTAATTTTAGTTATTTTACAACAGGCTTGATGTGAATTTTCTACATATGCCACCCACTCATATTCAACACCACATTCTTCAACGAATTCAATAAATGCTTTATATTCATGGTTCTTCCATTCAGGATAATTAAATAATTCATCAAAAAGAATAATTGTTCCCGGAACTATCTTATTCTTACAGTTATCAAATATTGTTTTAGTGGAAGAATAGATATCACAATCAATTATCAGAACTGCGATGTTTTTATCAGTATTGGTAATAAAATTTGGTAAAGTGTCATTGAACAAACCGATAACCATTTCAGCTCCTTTTATTTCTGGTACAACACCATTTGTACTAAATGCCCCAACCTGATGAAATATTAATGCGTCCCAAGTTTCGGGTAACCCCATAAACGAATCAAATCCATATAATGGTCTATCAATTTCTGGCATCATCTGAACAAACTTTTTAGTTGTAGCTCCAGTCGCAACACCAAATTCTAACCACAATCCATTTATTTTTGATTGTTCAATACAATATCTACCATATGTGTCATGTCTATGGTTAAATTCCCATGATGTAAAAGATTTACCTTCCCCAAAATTTAATTCATTATTCATTGTATTCTATTTATTCACCAAAAATTATTTGTACCCAATCTTTACCACAACGGTCATAGTACCCCCAACGTTCATCCATAATGTTTACGAATTGTGTTACTCTGTCACTTGTATTTTTCAATTTTTCCATTTCATTGATATCCACCTCACGTAACCCCCTTGTATTTATTAATCCCGGCCAACCAGCATTACTTATTAGTTCAAATTTTCGTATTACCCATTTATCAACAGATCCAATCACATTATATCCATCGTTTTCAGCCAATTTACTACCGGTAATCTCCCAATCCCACGGAGACCAATCTCTTCTGATATTTTTCAAAAACCATTTTCTATTCCATATTGAAAACGCACCAGCATTTTGATAAAGGCAATGACCGTGTCCAGATTGATCCATAACAATAAAATCAACACCATCTATGGTAACATATGGATTTAAAAATTGTGGGTCTCTCGAATATTGAAGAGGTTGAAGATCAATTCTTCCTATTTTCTCATTTAGAAGTTTTTTACATGTATGATATAACCCTTCATCTACAGGTCTAGCAACCATAAAGTCATCAATACCAAAAATGAAAAACTCATCATCAATAGTGTTGAAATAGTCTATCAGGTAATTTGACCAACCTTTTGCACCGTTAACCTGTTCTGTACCTAACGATATAAATTCAATGTTTTCATCAAACTCAAAATCCGGAGGATTAAACCCCAAGATTTTAACCTTCATGTGTTTACCCCAATACTTGTTGAAGAAATATTGAAAATATTTCAAGATAAACATATTAGAGTCACATGTTGTAATATAAACTGTAAGTTCTTTATTCATTATTTTTTATAACACACTTTTTATCAATTCCAAATCTTTTAAATCCTTTTCTTCCCCTCTCTTTTCTTTTAATTCTTTAACAACATTTAGAGACGCAAACTTAACCCCCCTTGAATAAAAATGATAATTCGGATTTAATATAATTTCATCATAGTTAAGTTCATATAAGTTTTTACCATATTCATTGTGACTATGAATTAAATTTAGGTCATCTTTAATTTCTGTTGGGTTAAGATGTAGATAATCTAAATCATTACCCTCTCTTAATCCATAGATAGATAACGTTGAACTTGAGGTTACACAATAATCGTCAATATCTAATCCGTTCTTATCAATATATTTTTTAAAATTTTCAATACAGGTATTAAATTTTTCATACTTAACCGGTATAGAGTTATTTAAGTGGTGTATACTATTATCGTTAAAAAATATTTTAGAAAGCCGGACAGTCTGTTCATGTGTGTCGTTAATGTGAACCGAATGATTACCAAGATTAAAAATGTCTCTAATTTCTTTTTTTGCTTTTATAGTATTTTCGTGTGAGTCGAAATCAACTAAAAAAACATATGTGAGATTGTTTGTGGTATAACATCGGTTCATTTTATCACTAAAACCACCATAATTAGTGTCATGATCGCCAGCCCAAGGCTCACCAACATATAATTCTCTCATTAGATTAAGTGGACCATATTTTTTCAATTCAATGGGTTTATAATAGAAAACACCCCCATACTTAGAGAGTATTTCAAGTACAGGTCGATAATTACCATTCGTTGAAGGAAAAAGAGTAACAACATATGTTGACTTTTTTAATTTAGCATATTCAATTGCTGTGATGTCTGAATATACTGTTGGTAAACCAAGATTTTTAAAAAGACCCCCCCAACTACAATCTTTTTGTCCATCAATAACATTGGTGCCATAACAACACATAACTGGTTTATTACACACTAAACACGATGCAACCCTATGTGACCCATTTAAAATATATTTGTTATTTTCAATTGGAACCAATGAAATAGTGGGGTCAAAACCATTTTTATCTATTGATTCGATCATCCTCTTAAAATCCTCATCAAATGCCTCAAACGTACATTTATGTGGATTATTATATTCTTTAAATCCGTTCCATAGTCGTAAGTGTTCTTTATATGCGTCTTTAAAAAATGAAGTGTTATAATTTTTTATAATTGACTTACCATATAGATATTTTATAATGAGATCAAATCTATACCACGTAATTAATTCATTTGGTTGTTTAATATTCATTTACCAGTTTTTCGTATTTTGGTTTACTTCTTATTTTATTAACAGTAGAAATAACTCTACCCATGTCAACTTTATGGTCATTAATGGGGTTAGATTCATTATATACATAGTTAATTGTTGATAAAAATTTGAAGTGTTCCATACCAGACATTTCAAACATTGGGAACATAAACGCGAGATCTCCTGCGACTCCCCAGTAATCACCATTATCCTCTTTTAAATCGTCTTCCTTTATTTTTTTCCATAACCACGATTTCCATGTTCTAAGGTGTGATAAAGTGAAGTTTTGTTTCCTTATATCACCATTACTCGTTGGTGGACTAGCAAATCCCTGTCTTCCATCGTGATACATAAATGATCCGCTAGTCATCCAAACATTGGGATCTTTATAAATTTCATTTAGAGTGGAAAAAACACCAGAATTGGGTAACCAATCATCTCCATCAACTTCAACACATATTTCATCATCAGGGATATTCAATCCACGAATAACTTGATCATAATTTCCGGGTTGAAACATTTTCTTTTCATTCTTAATGAGAATGAATCTTTCATCCCCAGCTATTGTGTTTTTTATTGTTTCCACGGTATTATCTGTAGACATATCGTCAGTAACATAACATGTAAACTCTTTAAAATTCTGATTCATTATAGTATATAAGGACTGACCCACATATTTTTCACAGTTATATGTTGTTGTTAATATTGTCATGATATTATTTTTATATATTCATCCATTATTTGTTTTGCCACATTTGGAGCAAAGAATTTTTCAATATCTGTTGGTACCTCAAAGAAGTCCTTGGAAATTATATTACCACTCATATCGATTTCATATATCCATCCGGGTTTTCCACACATCCAACCTTCAATAGTTGTTCTACCCAATAAAATACCCGCAGTTTCTTTACACCTATGTATATATTGCTCCACATTTGTGGTTGGATTAAAATATTTTACATGTGGGTTTGACGCTAATTGTTGAAGATAATCCGAGTGATTTTTTCCGATCACCCATAACTCCATTCCCTTTTCTTTTGTATATTCAACCATGTCAAATATTGATGCCCTTCTTAGATAGTCAACTGTTCCAACAAATAGTGCAACGTTTTCACTATCAACCTCTAAAGGGAAAAATTTTTCATTATCGATTGGATTATATATTAATGAAATCTTTTCTCTTGGTATTTGAAATTTATCAACCAACATCTCAACAATTTTGGGTCTAATAGCGATATACTTAACAATCGATGGGTGAATGATTGGATATTCAGCATCAAGAACCTCAGAATGTATTGTTGATATTTTTTTTGTTCCCGGAAACCTTCTTATCAATTCCAACGTAATGGGTTGGTGTTGAGTGTGAATAATATCAAATTTACTGTGTTGAGGTAAACTTTCAAAGGTGTTTACCTTTATCCCGAAACTTCGTGCCACTTGAGGTAATTGACCATCTGTATGTGGTGATACAATTGTAACATCACAACCAAGTTTTACTAAATGTCTTGCCAATTCAAGTACATACATTTCAGATCCAGTCCTACTAAAAAAATAGAGACAACCTATTAATACTTTTATTTTTTTTTCCATAATTAAGCTCCTACAATATATTTTCTAAGTTTATTAAAATTAGAGTCGATAAATGGTTTTAAATGATGTTCATAATCATATGTTGCCATTTCTAACATTTTTGGGTCACCGTTTCTTGTTCTACTCTCCAAATGATATGCTACGGATCTTCCATCACAATAATTTTCAAGATTATTTAAAATACATTTATAACTCAATTCAACGTCTTCAAAACATGATAAGTAATTTTCATTGAAATAACCACATTTTTCAAATACGTTTTTTCTTATCATCATCAGTGCCCCCGTGTTACCACCAACAACATTTAAATTGGAGACATAACGATAATAACTTCCTGACCCTAAATGTGAAGGTTCAACTTGTTTTGTTTCTTTTTGAAAGGTACTAACGATACCATTATGTTGTATTGTATTATCTTCATAGTGTAACCTACATCCAACCGTTCCCGCATTGGCGTTCGATTTAAAAACATTTAACATTCCACCAATAACATCATTTAATATGATAATATCGTTGTTACAGAATAAAAGAAATTTAAAATTTGATCCAACGTGATTTTTAACAACATCATTGTTTATTTGGGCGAAGTTATAATAATCATATTCAATTAGATGAATTGGAACTTTTTCTTTATTATTTTCAATGTATATACGGATCAGTTCCTTCTCTTCATTAATTGATCCCGTATCAGCAATAAAAATTTCAAATATCTCAATATTACAATGTTCAATAAATGAATTAACACAATCAATAAGAAGATTAACATTACCTTTTGTTGGTATGATTATTGCAATTCTACCAAAGTTTCTAAATGCCCCATAGTTAATATGTTCAACATATACTTCTTCTGGTTTAATATCTAGTGGTAACACCTTACCATATTTTTCCACAAACTTGTCTTTTGTTTTAAAGAATTCTTCATTTGGCATACCAACAGATTGGTGAGTAATATCAAAAGAGGTTGTAACCCCTATTTTAACTCCATCAAGAAAGTTTGGTACACAAAACAGATGATCATAAAAGTGAAACTTACCAATAGATTCATCAAAAGTGTGTTTTATTTTGGTTTTATCAAATGAGATGAAAAGACCATCTATTGTTACCACCGGAATTAGATATGGTAATTTAGTGGAATATCTACTTAGGAATTTTGGGTGCCCATCTGGGTGGTGATAAACCTGTCCAACCATCGTTTCATTTATTCTTTCCCAATAAATGCCAGATTCGGGAAAATAACAAGAACCAGCCTTACCAATAATTCCATAATCAGGATTATCGGTGAAGTTTTTAAGTAGTTTCCTACCCCAACCAGTTTCTAATTTAATATCATTGTGACAACACACAACAATGTCATATATTGAGTCCACAATACCTTTATTATAGATGTGAGATAAGGAGAACTCATTGTTGTTTTGATACTCAAGAATTTGATATTCTTTAATTCCAATACTTTTTTCTAAATGGTCTTTGAATTTTTTATTGTAGTCTTGATCTTTATGTGTTGAATAAATTACTGTTATCATATATTTGGTTTTATTAATGTCCATGTTTCAGGATAATAATCGGGATTATAAAATTTTTCTAAACATTCTGATCTCAAGTTCTCACCACAATGTATTACTTTACCGTTATTGAAATTTTTTACATACCACATCTGCCACCAAGTGAATGTAGAACTACCCCCTATAAAATTATCACATAAAATTCCTAAAATAAACTGTTCCATTGGATTATTTCTATAATACTTAAAATTATCCGTATGAAGATGTGTGTTATTTGGTTCAACAAATAAAAACCCATTTTCTTTATAATAATTCTTACACCATTCAATGTCATCTGAAAATATTATAACATTGTAATCAATATAATTTGGAAACTCAAGTTTTAGTGCCTTTACATACCAATCTTCTGGTATCTGATAAAAACAACCATGATCAACAAAATCCCCCCTTCTTATTCCAATACCAATTGTTGGTTTAGTAAAAAATTCTTTATATTTGGATTTAACCTTTTCAATTTCCTCATCTTTTATTTCTAAATGACTTTTAATGAAATCAATATTTTCAATAAACCATTTTTCTGATTGTAATGATGGGGATAGATTAATATTAACTATCTTTTCTTTGTTTTCATTAAAGAAATTCTTCAGAAAAGTTTTTTCTTCATGTGTATAGTTTAACTGCCTGAAATGGAAGATTTCATCCTCGGTTGTTTCGTTATTAATTGTTGGTGGAATTTTTAGATAATCCCATAAAAAATAATCTGGAACCACAATATTATTTCCACTATCTTTTAATATGGAAATGATACCAGTGTATTGAAACAACCAATTACCTAATCTCAAATGTTTTCCCCAATCTTTATAAGTTATCATCTGATTTTTATTCTTACGTCATATAATGTAGTAAACCATTTAATGTGATCACTATCTGGTAGTTCATAATGATAATCCCAACCTTTACTTATTGAATCCTCACTTCTTCCTTTTTCTTTTATCATATTCTGTCTTTTTAATCCATATTCAAAATTCATCCATTTTGTATGATATAAACTTACTGATTTTTGACAAAATATAATAGGAACTCCGTTTTTTGATTTAGAATCACATGAATGACTACCCGGACTATAATTCATTTCTTCTATTTGGTCTCTACGAAACAGAGCCACTTTGTCATATCCACCACCATGAACCCCATAGAAGGCATCTTTGAAATGTTTATCATAACCATATAACTCATACCCAATACACTTACAAACATTCCATGTATTGTTTTCATAACATTCTTCAAGATCTTTTTGATTTACGTCAACCAATTCATCACTATCACACATAACAACAAACTTTGCATCACTATTCTTCCATGAATTGTTTCTTAGATTTATTAATGTTTGTTCATCCATTTTACCTCCGGTGTCAAACTGACTGAAGTTAACGTTGTTTTCTTTACATATTTTTTCAGTATCATCGGTTGACATATTATCCAAAACGTTGATAATACAATCTGGAACCCTTTCTCTGTAAAAATTAATGAGCTCCATAATTGTGTCCGATTCCTGATAACTAATTGTGAAGACCTCTAAAAGTTTTTTGTTTGTCATATAATTCCTCTAAAATATCTGAACCTATCAATTATGTTTTTACTGTATTGGTAATCCATATAGAATAATATTCCAGAAGGAAGACCCATTGGTTGAACAGAAACCAAGTCCATACCCATTGTTTGGGCGGCAACCCTACGAGCCATTGGAAGAAGACTACCCATTATCCTATCATCAATTTCATTTGCCAACTGTTGTGATAACATTGTAGTTAATTCATCCTCAACATTAATACCATGAAAAGCCTCAATCTCCTCTACCATTTCTGGTGTCCATCGAGCACGTAATCTTCTCGTTCTTCCCTCAACTTGAACGGTTCTAATATTCATCTCAATAACGTTGGTGAATCCCCGGAAATATTTAAAGTTTAAATCCATTAGAATTTTGAGTTCGTTGCAGATAACCCATCATGAGTATTTATTTTTTCTCTGAAAGCGAGATCCTTATTATATAAGTCCAATGCCCTATTAACCAATTTTTGTAGGTTAATATCTTCCTCAATTGAAACCTTCTTAAAATTTTTGTAAACCTCAGTTAAAATGTTAACGCTGGTTAATTTGCTTTTGTTGTCCATATTCGTAAATATATCTTTATATATAATATACCCAAAAAAAACCACAACATCAAGTTGTGATCTCTTTTTTATTGTTGGTTTATTTGGTTTATTTTTTCAACAATCTCATTAACCTGTTTTTGTTGCTCAGGAGTTAAATCGGTTACCGTTTGATTTGGTTGAGTTAAATTAGGTTTACTTTCCGTTACAACAATGTTTTGTTGTGGAGGGTTATTTTTTTTCTTACAATTACATCCCATAAATAAGTTTTTTTTATAAATATTTTGGTTTATGAATTTAAATTCTTATTTTATAATTAATTCTAACAAAAAAGAACCAAAATGTCAATGGATAAGGATTTTAAACCAATAAAAAGCGTGTGTGACACGAATTATGAGGCAATAAAAAACATAATGGAACTTTATGAGATAGAACAATTTGATCTTGATTGCACATACTCAAAAGGAACGTTTTGGAAAAATTTACCGCATCCAAAACACAAAACAGATCTGACTCCCGTAAACAGTACTGTTACGTGTGCTAATTCGGAAAATCTACCATTTGAAGATGAATCAATGTCAAGTATTATGTATGATCCTCCATTCGTTATTTCGGGTAAAATGTACCGTGAGAATAAAGAGGGAAGTTCAATAATTGCTAAAAGGTTTGAGGGATACACCAGTTATTCTAAATTGATTAAGAACTATTACAACACGTTAAAGGAACTCAGTAGGATATGTTCAAAGAATGGATATATTGTCTTTAAATGTCAGGATACGGTCTCTGGTGGGAAGAATCACTTCACTCACTCCATGATCATGAATATGGCTCTTGAAATTGGGTTATATCCGAAGGATTTATTCATTTTGGTGTCAAAACACCGTGTTAATAGTTTTGGAGGAAAATGGAACAAACAACAACATGCCAGAAAATATCACAGCTATTTCATCATTTTTCAGAAAACCAAACCAAAAGTTACTTATGATTTTTCAAAAGTTGAACCATTTAATTAAGATATTTAAAATAAATGATACTTTTTAATAAAATAACATATTTATTATTATGGGAAGAAAAAAAATAAACCATAAAGATAAAAAAGTTAGAATGTCAATTACTGTTAACCCTATTATTGAAAAAATAATAAAGGAAGAACACATTAATTTATCATCTTTAACTAATGATTTATTAATAAAATATTTTAATGGTAAAGAAAAGAAGGTATAAAAATCCAATATCTTGTGTATATAAAATAACATTTAAAAAATATATCTATATTGGAAGCACCACCATATTCTCAAAAAGAAAATATGAACATTTATGGGCACTAAAGAAAAATATTCATACAAATCCAATTCTCCAAAATATATATAATAAACATAGTAAGAATGAAATTCAGTTTTCAATTATTGAAATTGTTTCAATTGACAAGTTAATAGAAACAGAACAAAAATATATTAATATATATAAAGAAGATAAAACTTTAAAAATAATTAATATTTTATTAATTGCTGGTTCAAGTTTAGGTCACAAACAAACGGAAGAAACGTGTGAGAAAAAAAGAAAGTCTATGGTAGGTAAACATAAAGGAACAAAAAGAAGTCCTGAATATTGTGCTCAACAATCAATAAATCAAAAAGGGAGAATAATAAGCGACGAATGGAGAAAAAAAATATCCAATTCTTTAAAGGGTAGAAAAAGTCCAAATAAACCTAAAAAATTTATCAAATATAATGGTAAGATCTTTACGTTTAAGGATTTTTCAATTTTTGTTAATTGTGATTTAAGCACACTATATGTAACAAAAAGAGAATACACCGAAAGAAAATATAACTGTAAAATTATTGAACAGGGTTTATTGGAGACCCCAAGTACATCATAACAGAATCCCCTTCTTTGAAATTACCTGCCGATCCACCGGGGAACTCAATAATGTGATCACCGGGACCAGTGTATGTTTTAGTACAATCACCATCCCCACATGGTTCACAATTGTGGTGGATTTTACTTATCCTGTCATTTAATATGAAAACAATGTCCAGAGGTATCTTGCAACCTTTCATCCAAAAATGGTGATATCCCTTTTTATCCATTTTGAAAACCATACACCCATTTAAAGAGTCCCGACCCATCATCCCTGTTGAGATCTCCTCCGGAGTGGTCATATACTCCGCCCTGAATCGTTTTCCGTTAATGCTTACTGACATATCTTATAATTATTTGGTTTTTTCAATTAATTTTACTATATTTTAGACTATGAACTCTTTAATACGAATAAATAAACAAATTGACGTACTTGAAGACGCGGTTTTGGTTTATAGACATTTTATAGGTGGTGTTCAAGTTATTGAGGGGGAAAAAATAAAACAAACATTGGTATATTTGAAAACCAAAAGAGATATCTTAAGAGGTCAAATCATTGATAAATTTAAATATCTATAATAATGGGAGAAATGTTATTTAATGGGTTAATTGAATTTAAAGACAAGGTAGATGTGGAAATGTATTTTAACACCCTTTCTGAAGGTGGGGCGTTAAATGTTATTGAATTGGCGTTAGAATATGGATGTAAGAGTGGGATGTATTCAATGGAAGAGGCATACTTCATATATGGTTGTTTATCAAAATTAAAATCACAACAGGATGAGATTGATCGTCAACATAATAACAATAATAGTAGGGGTTCTAATTCTTAAATTCGGAATTAAATCCAATGGGAGCGCTGAACACATTTTTGGAATTGCTATGGTAAGTTTTGGTGGAATGAATATATTTCATTCAATATTGAGAATTAGAAAAAGAAAAAAAAACCAAAAAGAGGGATTTTCTCACGAGTAAATTGAAAAATATATAAGATGAATTCACCAATAAAATATTTCGGAGGAAAAGGAACAATGTTTAATAATATTATAGAGCATTTTCCAAAAAGAGATGAGTATGATATTTATATAGAACCATTCGGTGGTTCGTTTTCTGTCGGATTAAAAAATGATCCTGTTAACATTGAAATTTATAATGATTTAGAACAGAACGTTTATTCATTATATAAAGTTTTATCAAACCCAGAAGATTTTAAACTCTTTAAAATGAAATGTGATCTTGTGTTGTATTGTGATGACATTAGAAAAGAATTTAAAGAAAAATTGAAAGGAGATGACCTAACGATACTTGAGAGAGCGTTTTATTTTTTTTATGTAAATAGAACATCACATAACGGTGTTGGCGGATTTTCAAAAAACACATACATAAGAAGATCAATGAGTAAATCGATTTCAGATTTTCTTTCTTGTATTGATAGATTACCTGAACTACATGATAGATTATCCAAAGTAATTGTATCAAATACTGATGGTGTTGCATTGATTAAAAAACACAATAATCCAAGGACATTAATTTATTGTGACCCCCCATATGAACAATCAACAAGAACATCCACCAGATATAAAGTGGATATGAACAGGGAAGGACACATAGAATTTTTAAATGCAGTTATTGAAAGTAAGAGTAAGATATTAATAAGTGGGTATGATTGTGAATTATATGATGTTTTATCTGATAATGGATTCACTAAAATTCATTTCGATGTAAAAACGATTAGTGGAAATTTTAAACCAAAAACTAAAACCGAGTATTTATATTATAATTATAATAATGAGACCAAGAAATAAATGTAAAATAAATCATAATTTTTTTAATGAGATTAATACCGAATCAAATGCGTATTGGTTAGGTTTTTTAATGGCTGATGGTCACATTAACGATAAAATAAAAAGTGGTGCCCTACAGTTACATATACATTTGTCTAAAAGGGATAAAGAACATTTAAAAAATTTTCATACAGATATTTGCTCTACAAATAAAATTTTGATTGGAAATGATAATGACATTATTAGTAATCATTCGTCTGATATATTGTGCGGTGATTTAATAAAATTGGGGTGTACTCCAAGGAAGTCATTAATTTTAAAATTTCCAAATAAAGTACCTAAACATTTAGTAAACCATTTTATTAGAGGATATTTTGATGGAGATGGATCAACCTGTTTACATAAAGGTAGGTTATTTATTGATTTTTTAGGTACTAAAACTTTCTTAACTAAATTAAATAAATTTTTACCCATTCAAAAAAATGTAAGAATTAAAAAAGAAAATTTATATGTTCTAAACTTTAGTGACATAAAAGGATGTAAAGAAATTTATAAATTTATGTATCATAATTCAACGATACATTTAGTGAGAAAAAAAGAAGTTTTTGAAAAATGGTTAAAGATAGAAAAAAAGGGTTCAGGTAAATACATACATAAAAAAATAATGAAAGAAGTTGTTCAAAAAGATTTAAATGGTAATAAAATAAAAGAGTGGCCGTCTTTATTATCAATAAATAAAGAATTGGGATATTCTATCGGGTCAATTTCATTAGTATGTCAAAAGAAACGAAAAACATCAAAGGGATTTATTTGGGATTATAAAAATTATTAATATGAATAGGGAATCAACTTCACATAATGAAACTTGGGACTTCTATGGACATAGAGGAGTTGGGACAACAAGTAATTTTTATTCTCAACGAGATTGGAATCAAACGTTGATAACTAAAATTAATATGGTTGCCAGTAGAATACATCATAGCTCACTTAGAGGAGGGGGAGATACAATAGAACTTCATCCAAAAATGTTATTCATATTGGAATCATTAGAATTTTATAACATAGTTGAAAAAAAATTAGCGGGTAGGTTTGATGTAATTGTAAATAACACAATTGAAGAAAACGTAATTTTTGTTTATTATAAACATGGTTTGGATGAAATTGAAAACGCAAGAATTGGACCGAATGGTATTCCGTTCTTTTTAATACCACTTGTTAATGGTCAGGTACGTGGTCCACTTCGTAAATTAAATAAAAAAACGTTTATAAAAAAGAAAAAAGTTACTCCCCCACCTATAACAAGAACTTTTGAATCTCCCATCCCAACAAATGCCAGTGAAATGTCAACAATTGAACTTACAACTAGTGCAAATCTTTCGGAAGATCAAATAATGGAGTATAAACGAGGATTGGTAGGTTATATTGAAGTACAAAACTATATATCATGAAAAAACTATTAATAATATTCTTAACATTTCTATCCATTAATTCTTACAGTCAATTTCAGATTGATACTGTTAAAGTAATTGATAATGAATTATATACAATTACCAAAGATTGGATAGGAACAAAATATCGTGTAGGTGGTACAACTAAGAGTGGAATCGATTGCTCTGGATTTAGTAAAATGGTATATGAAACACGATATAATATTGAATTACCAAGAATAGCTAAAGAACAATATAGGGCAACATTAAGAATTGAAAAAGATTCTTTATTACCCGGAGATCTGGTTTTTTTCAGAACAAAAACAAGAAGTGGGTGGCACGTTGGAATATATTTGGTTGATGGTTTTTTTCTTCACTCAAGTAATAGAAAATATGGGGTAATAATAAGTAACCTATCCGATCCATATTACATTAGAACATATCTAAGTGGAGGAAGAATATAAACTTTTATTTTATGGCATACTTAACAGAAAGAGAGGTGGAAAAACTTGAAACCGAGATTCTGGATGGATCTTGGGATAAACCATTTTTTAAAGACATTCCAGAATGGGAATGTGTTGCTAAGTATTTTGGTTATTCATTAAAATGGGATAAAACACCGGTTGATCAATGGACACCGAGGGGAAGAGAACTCAGATACTATTGTTATCCAAAATATAAAAAGGGATACGATAGATTTGAATTTTGGGATATTGATGTTGATCAAATATATGATGTATATAAGAAACTACAGGAAGATGGATTATATGACGAGGACTTACAAAGGGCGTGGACATCATTAAATAAAGAAACAATGTTGAAAGTTCTTTATGTGAAACTTAATTTCATATTAAATTCATGAGTTGCCCCTATTGTGATACCGATTTGTCTGACATGGAAAACCATGATAACATGTATCAATGGTCTACGTGTCCAGTTTGCCAAAATCAAGTGTGGTTAGATTATGACGAACAATGTACTGATGATTTTGATGAATGTTGGGAAATTTGGGAATGGTTAAAGGAAGAAAAAGATTATGGAACTAAATAACGTACAGTTAAACATATTAAATCAGATCTATTCTCACCGATTAACTTATATTATATCGGGAAGACAATTGGGGACATCTAGTGCGGTTATGGCCCTTGCCATGAGAGAAGCGACTGATTGTCATAAAACAATTGGAGTGATGACACAGAGTGGTTGTTTTTATCGTTGGCACGATTTCATGAAAGAACATGCACCCAATATGTTTGATCCGGTTAAAACAAAAAAGAAAGAAATTCGGTTTATAAACGGTGGAAAAATTCTTTTACATTCTGTAACAAGATGTGGGGTTTGTAGTAGTAGGTTTGACATTTTTATTATTGATAACGTTGCTATTTTTAAGATTTCTCGCGATTCTATTCACACAATTATACCATCAATGGCAAATGAATCTAAATTTGTTGTTACTTCAACGGGAGACACGGGTGATTTTGAATTTGAAAGGTATGGATTTCACACATATCGTGTGAATGAAGAATCAAAACATTATAAAAGAAAAATTAAACATTTAATAAAGAATTTAACATGAATAAATTAGATAAACAATATACCGATCTACTCCAAGATATTTTGGATAACGGAATTGAAAAGAAAGACAGAACCGGGACAGGAACAAAGAGTGTGTTTGGCCGTCAGATCAGACATAAGATGAGTGAAGGGTTTCCTTTACTTACAACAAAGAAAATGTATTTCAAAGGAATCGCCACAGAACTGATTTGGTTCTTGCGTGGAGATACAAACATAAAATATTTGGTGGATAATGATTGTCATATTTGGGACGGAGATGCCTATAAAAATTACACTAAAAGTTTTTTAGGTCACGAGGATATTCCAAATAAAGATTGGTTTGTTAATGAAATAAAAACCAACAATGAATTCGCCAAAAAATTTGGTGACCTTGGCCCAATTTATGGTAAACAATGGAGAGAATGGAGTAGTTATGTAAAAGCCGTACCCAATAATCCATATGATTATGAATATCGTTCTAATTCGGATGGACCAATTGACCAAATTACAAACCTAATCAATGACCTTAAGAAGAATCCTGACAGCAGACGTTTAATGGTAAATGCTTGGAATGTTGATGAAATTGATAAAGCGGTACTTCCACCATGTCATTATGGATTTCAGGTTTGGACGAGAGAATTAAATATGAATGAAAGAACAGAAATATTTAAAGAAAAGGGATATAAAGTTGATTTATATCCGTTTCATGGTGATTGGCATAGTGAATATGATATCTATAAAATTCCTCGCAGAACAATCTCTTTAATGTGGAATCAAAGATCTGTTGACACATTTCTTGGTCTTCCATTTAACATTGCATCTTATGGTTTATTATTGGAGATTATTGCAGAAATGGTTAACATGGTACCAGATGAATTGATTGGTAATTTGGGTGATACACATATTTATCTTAACCACATTGAACAGGCGAAAGAACAGATTGGTAGAGAACCATATCCTTTGCCAAAAATAGGTTTTAGTGATACATGTGAAACAAATTTCAAAAAATATAGAGGAGACTTTAAAAATAATCATTTAGGAGTTGACTTGGGTCACGATTATGGTTATTTTAATGATGTGGATGCGATAATTGAAAGTTTTGTTACATCAGATTTTACACTTGAAAATTATCAATCTCATCCATCAATAAAAGCGTCACTATCAAATTAATGAAAATGAAAATTTTAAAAACAAAAGAAATCTTTACTGTTAAAGATGAATTCGGACCGGCCAAATTAATTAGATCACATAAAAAACCACTACTATTTTCCCCATACGTTAATCCACCATCTTCTTTAACCGCGTATACGCATATGTGGTGCGGAACAACTCAATCAACGACTAACCAAAACGTAACACCGTTTTGGATGTTGGGAACGAGTGGAATTTCAAGCATTTACAGTACTAGTAGATATCAACGGGTTTCAGGGATGAGTGGGATAACAGGAGGATTCGGTACACAAGGATCATCCATGTTTATTCCTCAATCTTCTGTTACAACATCACAACCACAGGTAAATGTGGTTCAAATTCCATATGAACCACCGGACTCTCGGAATATTAATTGGAATATTATGGGTGAACCGAAAACATATAAATATACAATTCCATTTGAAGAAAAGATACGTGACATCACACATAAATTTAAAAGTGATATATGTTCCTAAAAGATCTATTAACCGATATTTTTAAAACAACTGGTCATTTTAATTATGGTGGTATGCTTGACTACCTACTCATGGGTGATAACCTTGAACTTTTCAAGGACATGTTAATGGGGTGTGATGAATTTATGGATGTGGAAAGATTTGAGATTATTCGTCAACCAATAATACCTAGAGTTATCGGCCTTCCGATGGAATCAGAAATAATAAAAATTAATAGTGGTACACGATTCACAGGTAATTTTAAAATATTTTCAATATCATTGACCCCAGAAATGTTTGACCCAAATTTAATGTACAAACCAGTACATGAGGGAGCGTCTATTTCTCCAACAATATATGACGAAACAACGTTTACCCCAAAGAAAACTATCACAATGACTTGGTCTCCCGAATTGGCGCAAGACGTGAGAGCATTTCAACCATTGGAAAATACCTATAGATATAGACAAGAATTTCACGATTTATTGGATAGAATATTGAATACCCCGGAGCAATATCAAATGAAAGGTTTTAGATCAATAATGGTTAGAGGCATCTTTACTTGTGATCAGAGATACCCACCAAATGAGGAATATGTGGTTCGTTTATAATCCAAAATTAATTATTTATTAAGTTAATCTATTAATGATTTATTTATCCAAAAATATGTATTACTTTTACATTATTAAATAACAACAACAACAAAAAAACAAAGTTAAAATTATGTCAAACGAAACAGAAGTACTTGATTCAATGAAAGGGACTTTCGTAGAATCACTCAAAAGATCCAATTCCAAAATTAAGGCAGATAGGGCTGTCGCAATCGCCGAAAATTTTGAATTGTTCTTCAAAAGAAAGGTTGAAGATTTGGAAATTCAACTTAAATCATTAAAAAGAGAAAGGGATCAAATGTATGACCTTTCCCCAACCACAACAGATAGTCTTATTTTGGCCGCTGAGTTCGACGCGGCAAAATACACAAATAAGGATATTGAAGTGGGTCGACAAATCAGGGATCTTGAAATAACAATCGAGATCGCAAGCGCACGTTATAACGAACTATTCACTTAAAAAATTAAAACAAATGGGCGGAACATCATATTCATTCTCAGACAGAACGATTCGAGCAGCATCAGCGGGTTATCACACCAAAAGTGCTGATCAGATTTTCGAGCAGAACGCTAAGAGAATGATTCACGAATCGATGGAACCTAAAAAGGCCATCCTCCGGGAATCTCGGGACTCCGAGGTACATCCCAACTCAGTTCCCATTATCCTTGCATTAGATGTAACAGGATCAATGGGAAAAATACCACACTATCTTGTAAAAGATGGTTTACCTAACATGATGGCAAACATCATCCAAAGAGGGGTATTAGATCCACAAATTCTTTTCTTACCTGTAGGTGATCACGAATGTGATCGTTACCCACTTCAAGTTGGTCAATTTGAAAGTGGTGACGCTGAATTGGATTTATGGTTAACACGTACCTACATCGAAAGTGGTGGTGGTGGAAACTCGGGTGAAAGTTATCTGTTGGCTTGGTACTTCGGTGCTAATCATACGGTAACAGATTCTTGGGAGAAAAGAAAACAAAAAGGTTTTATTTTTACTGTTGGTGATGAACCGTGTTTACGGAATTTACCAAACACCGTGATCAATGAAATCATGGGGGTAAAACCACAAGCATCATTCACAGAAAAAGATCTGTTGGTTAAGGCACAGGAACAATACAATGTTTATCATCTCCATATTATGGAAGGAAGTGACGGAGCAAGATCACTCAGTTATTGGAAAGAATTATTGGGTGACCATTGTATCCAAGTAAACCATCACCAAGATGTTGCCAAGGTTCTTGCTGACATCGTGGTTGAAAATGTAGACAAAAGTATTATCAATACAACATCACCTGTTATCATCACACCGATAACTCCAGACGGTGACGGAAAAATACTACTCTAATGAAGGCGAGTATTGTTATTGATTTAATGTTTGGAGATTCAGGTAAAGGTATAACAACCGACTACCTTTGTTCTCAAAATACTTACACGAAGAAGATCGTTGTACGATTTTCAGGTGGACAGCAATCTGGACACAATGTACGTATCGGTGATGTAAATCACATCCATTCAAACTTCGGGAGTGGGACTCTTCGCGGAGTCCCTTCCTATTTTTCAGAACATTGCGCCGTTTATCCTTTGACAATGTACAGAGAACAAATGGTTCTTCAATCAAAAGGAGTTATCCCTGAATTATATATACATCCACTAGCAAATGTTACTACACCTAGTGACGTTGCATTTAATCGTTTAACTGAACAGAAAAATGGACATGGATCTTGTGGACTTGGAATCAGTGCGACAATGAAACGAAATATTTTAACTCCACGAAAATTGTATGCAATTGATTTGGGAAACCCAATATTACTTGAACAGAAATTAAAATCAATTCATAGTTATTATTTTAATATTCTATCTAGAAAAGAAAAGATAGAATACCTTAAATTATATACACCAGAAAACGAGGTTTTTATTGAATCATTAAAAGATGTTTCATTTAATATACAACCATATGACTTCCTCAAAAACTACCCTGAGATCATTTTTGAGGGGTCACAGGGGGTTTTATTGGATATGGATCATGGAATATTCCCCAACGTAACATACGCCAACACAACGTCTAAAAATGCGTTAGATATATGTCGTAAAATTAATGAAGAGAACATTGAAATATATTACGTCACTCGGTGTTATCAAACAAGACATGGTAGTGGATGGATGAGTAACAATGAAAAAATTGATCTCATTCATAATGAAGAAGAAACCAACATATATAATGAATGGCAAAAAGATTTTAAAATAGGAGAAATTGATTACGATCTTTTAAATTATTCTCTTGAAATTGATGAAATATACGCAGGGAAACTCTACTCAAGAGACATACCAAAGAACTTAGTTATTACCTGTACCGATCAACGTCCGGGGTTTAATTTTGAAACGGAAAAATTAAAAACGAAGTTTAAACGTGTGATTAAATCACAATCATCCGATTCAGATGATTTTTTATTAACACATGAAAATCACGAACCATATTATGTTGGGTGTCGAATTTAACGCCCCTGACCTCTATAAACCCTTGATGTTCTGTCATTTTTGTTAAATGACTTCTTTGCTTTACCACGACTTCTTTTACCGAATGTGATCTTATTTGTTGGTCCACCTGATCCTTTTGTCTTAGCCATATTTTATAAATAAATATGTTTGTAATATGGAATATTTTTAATATTTTTGTCACATGGAAATAAAACAAATTTTACATCAGAGATTTCATTTCGCCGAAATAATCCCATATAAGGATCATTCAAAATTGATACAGAGACCGAAGAATATAGGAATGAACACATTTGATATTGAAGATGTTATTGAAGAGAGTGATGAAGATTCGATTTTTGGACTTACACCTAGTAGTAAAATAACGCGGAAACAGTCATCTAAAAATCAAGTAACCTTACCTCTCTATTCAAAAGAAGATCTACCAAAAAGTAAACAAAACACCCGGTATTTTTATACTGATGAAGATTGTGGAATCAGAATTACATTAACACCGTATCTCAAAAAAAGAAAACAATATCTAACAACAAAAGATAGACACATTACAAATCATTTCGGCCGCCCATTTAGTTCCATCGCCATTACCACATATGAGAGAACAATATTTTTAAAAGGTGACACATTAACAGTAAAAACAAATCATTATTGTAAGAGTCGATATTTTAACTGTAAATATTTTAGAAAGAACTGGTCGACTCAAGGATTTTCAATAAATCTTAAAACGGGGAATTTTGTTACATTTAGTAAAGATAACATAAATTCAAAATTTCCAAGAGTAAGAAGAAATGTCTTTGCATTCCTCATAGACACCCTATCCACCTATCTTATGGATTTCAATACCAAAATTAATTACCTTACGGATAGTGGGGGTGATAATCAAATGAATGATCTCATAGAATTTAGAAAAAAATTTAAGGAAAATTTTAATGACATTGAATTTATTCAAACATTATATTCTTTTTTTTCAAAAATTCCCGGATTTAAACTCAAAGATCTTCCACACTCATCATTCATTCCAAAAAATACCTGTAATTGGTTATTATATGTGATAGTTGATCTGTTTGTTAAAATTAAAGGGATAAAAGTCCCAAATAATTTTTACGCCTTACTTGTTGCTTGGTATCCAACACAGAAGTTCTTAAAAAAGAACGATAATAAACTCGTGGCCTCTATTTTGGATAGGTTAGGAATAAAAACAAAACAAACAATACGCATTATTCATGAGAATCCTGAGATGGATATAATGAGATTATATTCTCTAGTAAAATACTTTGGTATTGACGACTTTCATCGATATTTGGGTAATTTAGATGTTGCCTATTTTAGAGGTAAAAACCCAATAATAATTGGCAGCTCCGAAAAACGGTGGTTTCCAGTTATTCCCGAACGCCCAGATCCGTTTCACTTAAGTAACAATGAAAAATCAAACATTTTAAAATTATTAAATGAGCTTACTAACCATAATATAAATGTTATAAGTGATGGGAATTTTAAAACGGTAATTGATGATCATTTAAGGTCATTAGACGATCATATTAATATGATTAGAAACGTTAAAGAATTTTTTCCTGATGTTTCATTAAATACAAATAATTGGAAATCTTTTCATGAGGAACATCTAATGTTATCGAGATTACAGGGATTAATTAGAAAAGGATATGCTACTGAGTATGTTTTTGAAGATGATTTAGTAAATTACATTGAATCCCCTATATTCGGTAATGATCACACATTTTATCCCGTTCTTCTAAAAAAAGATGTGGAATATACTGAAGAAGGAAGACATATGCACCATTGTGTTGGGAGTTATTCGGATGATGACACCTCAATCATAATTTCATTAAGAATGGGATCATCTAACGGAGACGAAAGGGTTACCTGTCAATTTAATACTCGCACAAAAAAAGAAGTTCAATCTAGATATTTTTGTAATAAAATTCCTCCCGATTGTTTTACAGATGCGCTGGTTGTTCTTTACAAAAGAATAGATAAGTATTCATTATCAATAAGGTCAAAAGATAAAATCAGAACACCCATGTTTTCTAACAAAGAAAATAAACCAATCGAAGAGCTTGTGATGAATCTTCCTGTTGATATTTTCGGGAACGTTCAAGTTGCCCAACTCCCCCAATATTAATGAATTTTAACTACAAAATCTCAAAAAATCCATCTATATTTTATGGATGGATTTGTTATATTCACACCAACAGGAAAAAAGGGAGAAGAGTACTAATTTATCTTCCTGCGACTTAAAATTATATCGGAATGATGTTGCGTTGATTTATGCGTCAAACTTTGATTTGGATTATAAGAGTTACGGTAAAAGAAAACATATAAGGTTTGAACACCAATTAACAATAAACCTGAAAACGGGGAATATTAAAATCATTTATAAAATTGTGAATGATGGGTTGACCAACGACCCCCAATTTAGAAATCATATTAAAAATAAAGAAAACAATTTTATACTACTGGAAGAACTCTTATTTTCGGGTTTTTTAAATGGTGAAAGAAAATATAAATATTGGGGAATTAATTATATCAGAGCCATCAATAAAATATTTGATATTATACATTCCATACTTCATCCTAGGTTAAAAACGGAATACTACATCAATAAGGATTATAGGAAAATTGGGATCGTAAACCTTTCCCTCTATGACCTAATAGTCGATTTTCATTTAGACATGAAAGGAATAAAAGGGCATAATTCGGTTTATTGTGATATTAAACATGATTACCCAAAAAAGAAATGGTTATCAAAAAATGACAATAAGTTTCTCCCTGCCGTTCTGGATGACTATGGTATGAAGACAAAATATTTTATTAGTGAAATAAATAATCGAAATTTCCCCATAATAATTAAGACATTGAAATATATGTGTACATTATTTGGTAACAACTACATTGATTACATAAAACAAATTCCTTGGATGGCTCATTGTTTTTGTCCACCACCAAATACGAGAGTTCATGTGTTAAAAACTGAGACAGAGAAAAAGAATATGGTTGAAACATTAAAAAAGTGGTATGATAGTGAGGTGCCAGAACCATTTGTTGTTATGATAAATAAACTTCTCACCATTCGATCCCAATTAGAACCATTGGGATATGTTTTAAAATATGATATTAAAAATTATCATGAATTTGAAAATCTATTGGAAATGTGGGATGGGTATAAAAAACACATCACCCGGGGCTATAAATTAAGATATAACATATCTCCAAAATTTAGGGAGTTTATTGAACGGGACATTATAATCTCAGATGGTAGAAAATACATATTTAAGAATGGTGAAATTTTTAAACCAAAATTACTTCTTACTGAGGAGGATTATAGAATTGAAGGTCATCATATGAAAAACTGCATGGCAAAACAGTTTTCACACGGAGCGATTTATTTGTTTGTTTCATTACAACATAAAAGAAAAAGAATTAATCTACAATATAGAAAGGGATTAATGGTTCAATCATATGGTAAAGCGAATACCGTTACCCCCGAATTGTTTAATGATGCTATAAAGGTCTTAAATGATAGATTCATCAAATATCGAAACGTTGAGTGGCAAAGGGTTAAATATGATTTTATTAAGAAACAAAAATAAATTTTATTATCTCAATTTTACTTAATATATTTGCTATTAAATTTTCATTATTATGAGTGACGCTAATGTTACCTCTGACTATAACATAGGGATTGATAATATTAACATTAAATCATCTACCGTTGTTAAATTATATGAATATCTTAGTGTTTTTACTGAGGAGGGTCCATTTGATTTAAAAATTGAAATTATAGGTGATTTAGAGCTAATACCTGAAAAATACCACGAAGTTTTCATGAATGTAATGACATCCAGATATTTGGGTAAAGTGTCGTTTGGAAATAATCCCTTTTCTGAATGTAAACCACTGGTCAAAAGAAAATGGTGGCAGTTTTGGAAATCAAAATATTTTATCCAATCATAATTTTGTTATTTCAATTTTTTTTCCTATTTTATGGATATTAAAATTTGAAATTTATGCCCACATTTGAATTTGAGAATGGTGACGTTCACATTTCTCCACAAGAATTTTTAGATAGTTGTTCCCCTAAAGAAATAAAAATCATTATTAAACGCATATTTGGTAAGTATAAGATGTCCGCAGGAGAAGAAATGTTTGAACAACATTTAACGGCTCTTCACAACAATTGGAATCGGTTATCAAATGAAGAAGAAAAAACAATAATTGAGATATCAAAGAGATTCAAATGAAGATTATTCACCCCCTTTTACGAGGAGAAGTAAAAAAACTCAAACCAAATATATATGGAATTTCTATTGCTGATGATTATGATAGGGCGATGTTGTTTTGTAGATATCAGGAACACTATGAATCTGCGTATAAAGAGATTAGAGGTAAAAAATTTACTCTCGAATATTTCATGCGTCTTTATTGTAGGAAAAGAAAAACCCCAACATTTCTCTACCCATCAGATTGGGGAGGATATAACATTCCATCGGATGTGCTGATAAGGGCACATTATCTATTTCAACCAATATATAATGAATATGATCCCATAATGGGTCAAATTATCGAATTTTGTAGTTCAACATCGAAAGATAAACCATTCTATTTGATAGGTGTTGATACATTTAGTTCGACACAAACAATGAAACACGAATTATCTCATGGATTATATTATACTAATTCACATTATAAAGAATCGTGTGATAAATTAATTTCTCAAATTGATAAAAAAGATTATATCTTTGCAAAACGTGAGTTATTAAAAATAGGTTATGCTGATGATAAGAAAATAATTGATGATGAAATTCAGGCGTTCTTTTCAACAGGACTATATGGTGGATTAATTAATGATAGATTAAAACCATATACCAAAAAGTTTACACAAAACTTTAAGAAATATTTTAAATGAAAACGATATTTCTCGATATTGATGGAGTAATGGCAACTCATAGAGAATTCATGAGACTTAGAAAAAAATTCCATGATAAATATGACGAAGCGAAACGATTACATATCCCCTACCCCTTTAACAAAGGATGTGTTAAAATATTGAACGATATTCTTACCGAAACTGATGCCCAAATCGTATTGAGCTCCGATTGGAAACTTCATTGGAATCTTGAAGAACTAGATCTTATTTTCAAATTCAATGAGGTGATAAAATCACCAATTGCGGTGACTGGGAGTCATCCAGTGTCATTTGGTAATCTTGAAAAGAACAGGGTTAATGAGATCAAAAAATATATGGAAAAACACGATGTTGGATCATATGTTATCATTGATGACTTACACATGGATATTTATGAAATACCCCGGTTCGTTAGAACAAAAGACGTAGAGGGTTTAAAACAACTTGGAATAAAGAAAAAGATTCTTAATTTTTTGAACGATGAGTCGAAGCAGGCGACAACCAATAATCAAGGACAGACCGAAAAACGGTAAAAAGTCGTCAGCGTATTGGAGAATAGTTAGAAGGGTAATTAATCAAAAAGTACGTGATTTTGTTGACGAGATTCCTGAAAACGATACATTACCAGATCCTAAAATCATCGTTGACGATTACAATTATTGTGATTACATAATTGATTATAGGGACAAACCCGATGGTCATAAATTCAAAGAGAAAACAAAAAGAAAATGAGTCCAACATTAGCCATAATCATTGGTGTGGGAATAATTGTTCTGATTGGATATCGATGGGCACGTGGAATAACCAATATGAAAGAAAAATATCCCGAATATGATGGGAAAGAATATCTTAATTGGGACCGAAAGGATGATGATTGGGACAATCCAACCGCCCATACAGAAGGGGATTTCTGAATCCATGTGATATTTATATACATATGAAAAGATCCCTTCGAGAAGAATTACAAAAAATTCACTCAATAACATATGGTCCAAAGATGATTATGGAACAGAATTTTGTTGATAAAATTCTAAGTACTCTTGGGTTTGACGACGATTCAAAAAAGATAGACGATCCCGGTAAAGCTGATTTAGTTGAACCTGATGTTGCCGATTTTTTCAAAACCATTCAAGATGCCACCAATTCAGGTGGTTTATCCCAACAAAGACACGGACAAATGAATTATCAAAAGGAGGTTGAATCAATGCAAATTGGTTTAATGATTCTTGGGTTTCAACTACCGAAATATGGTGTTGATGGATTATTTGGTCCCGAAACCGCTAGAGCCGTAAATAAATTTAAGGAGGATAATGGAATTATCGAAAACCCGGGTGGATCGGAACCATTATCTGAGAGTAATATGACTTCCTTGGGTAGTACATCATATTCGAATGTAAAATATGATGTTGATGGTACACAAAACGATATGGTCAGTCAGGATCTTCTAAATGATATACAAAAAGCGGCAAGTGAATCTGGCGTGGTGGTTACAATCACAACCGCAAAGAGTGGTCACGCAACATATGCTAAGGGAACAACAAATGTTAGTCGACACATGAGTGGCGCCGCTGTTGACATTTCAATAATCAACGGAAAACCAGTTTTAACCAATAGGATTGACACAAATAAATTTGTTAGTTCATTAAGTAATTTAGGATATATAATTAATCACGAAAGTGGTAACCCAAAAGCGGTTTTAACATATGGATTTCCCGGACATGATAACCATGTTCACGTATCTAATAATACAGGAATATTGGGTTTTGATTCGACTAATTCAACCACCACATCTATGACAATGGCCACTCCGATGATGTTAAAACAACTTCTTTCTAAATTACAACAAAAGGGAATAACCGCTAATGAACTTAGACGATATCTTGATCGGGTTGTAGCAACTGGAGAAAGTAAATTTACCAATTTAGATTTAAGAACGTTAGAAGGGTATAACGCATATAGTAAAATCTCTCAAAAGTTTATTGATCAATACCAACCAAACCCATTAGGGATAACGGGTGAAATGATGGCCACAGGAGCAAAGGGAGCGTTTGAAAAATACCAAAAATACGTACCACCAGAACTAGCTCTCTCACAATTACTTTTAGAGGGTGGAATTGGTAACAAAGATACAAACAGTAGACCAATCAGAACAAAGAATCCATTTAACGTAGGAAATACCGATGAGGGTAAAAATATTACCCATATAAATGTTCAAGAGGGAATAAACACATATTATAATCAAATTGCTAAAAACTATATGGGTAGTGGTAAAACTGCTGCCGATTTGGCTAGAAATTTTGTAAACCACTCAGGTAATAGATACGCAGCCGAAAACTATGAGTTACATTTAAACAAAATCATTCCAAAGGTTAACGCCATTTCCAAGACAATTGTTCCAGTAACCTAATTTTTTTGGGGTTTTTCACTATTTATGTAATATAAAACGTTTATCATGCAAGAAATATCCAAAAAAGATTTACTATCTCTTATAGTTGAAACAAATCAACAGGTTGATGAATTTGCTGACTGGAAGAAAATGAGGGGTGAGGTTAAAAAGTTTGAAAAGATTTTGGATGACCAAAATAATTTGGTTGGATGGAACATCAAAGGAACGCCAATCTTATTTACCTGTGGAAGTGAGATAGATGAGTTCATGGAAACACATGGAAATTTAATTGAACAATTAAAGGAAAAATTTGGAGATTCGTTGAAATGGGAACAAGGTAATCTTCCCGGTTGTCAACCAAGAAGAAAAATGAGTGTTAAAAATTTTCCAGATGAGCCCGGTGGTAAAGTAAGATCTAAGAAGATTGTAACAAGTTGGACAGGTCCCGAAACCAATATGAAAGCCAGAGAGAGGATTTTAAGAAAATTGAACGGATTAATTGTTGAAAAATTGGAAAATCCGGAGGTTACAAAACACCTTGAGTTATGTAGTATTCCAACAATTAAGGGTAGAGAAAGAACCCACATCGACAGGTATAGTGAAATAAGTAATGAAAAAATCATATATAAGACTCACACATTTAATTCTTATCAAAGTGCTCAGGATTTCTTGAAAGCGGTTATGGGTAGAATTAGGGGGCAAGTACCTGAGAATATGAAAACATATTATCTGGCAAGACAATTCAACAAAATATATAAACATTGGGAAGAAACAAAAAAGAATAAAAAAGAATATCAGGGATTAACCGACATTTATCAATTGGAAAAATATGGATTAACCGAAGATAATTTGGATGTTACCGTTGCCATGTTCTTAGAAATTCAAGGTCAATTGGTTAATAATTCATATAATTGGGTAATTAAATTAAACACACAACACGGTAAGAAACTTCATGAAGATAAGGTTTTGGCGAATTTGTCACCCGATAAAGAAATAAGAGTATTGAAAAACGCACAACTTGAACCACGTACAAGATTAACAGATCAATATACCGCATTGGATTCTTTATCAATTGTCCAATCTTTAATTGAGGGATTAGATGAGTTAGTAGAAAAGATTATGGCGATTAATCCGAAAGAAGCGTTGAAATTGGCCAATTTAAAAAGATATGACGTACAAAAACAAGCTAACGAGGGTGAAATAAATAAATTGATTAAAAATGTAATAAAGGAAATTAAAAAGTAAAAAGAGTCCCCGAAAAATCGGGGATTTTTTTTATTTGATTGTTTGAAAATAATTACATATCTTTGTATTATATGATAAAAATAGAAGACGATATTAATGTGTGGATTGGGGCAGATTCTCATTATGGCCACAAGAATATCTGTAGAGGAGTGACTTCGTGGCGGATGCCAGACGGTTCAATACCCGTTTCACAGACTAGAGATTTTAGAAGTATTGAAGAAATGAATGAAACCATAATCAGAAACATTAATGATAATGTGGGTCAGGATGATGTGTTTATACACGTTGGAGATTGGTCTTTTGGCGGTTATGAGAATATCCGTATATTCTGGGACAGGCTCATCTGTAAAAATATCCATTTAATTTATGGTAATCACGATCACCACATCGAAAATAACCGGGGCGGATGTCAGGGATTGTTTAAAAGTGTTTCATACTATAATACAGTCCAATACAGGGGTGAAACCATAGAATTGTTGCATTATCCCATCACATCGTGGAACGGTCTCAGAAAAGGTCGTATTCACGTACATGGACATTGTCATTTACCCCCCAGTAAGAAGATTTCTGGCGGTCGCAGAATTGATTGTGGTTTTGATGGGCATCCCGAATTCAGGCCATATGACCTATACCGGGAAATTATTGTTCCAATGAAAAAAATACCCATTAGTTCTGAGTTAGGGGGACATGACCATCACATAGATGAAATGGTGGGGGTTATAGGTTAAAAACTAAAATTTACACATATGTCTAATGATTCAAACACAAGTAATGGACTGGGATTAGGTACGATACTTTTTCTCATTTTTTTGGTGTTAAAATTAACACACAACATTGATTGGTCTTGGTGGTGGGTGACATCTCCCTTATGGATCGGAGCAGCAATCGGTATTGTTTTTATTTTAATTGTTTTTAGGGTAACATTTTCCTCAAAGAAACGAAGAAATCGATAACTTCTTCTCTTTTGAGATATTTATATGTAAATAAGATATGCCAAAGATTATTAAGATAAAAGAATCCGATATAAGGAAAATAGCGAGAAACATAATCAAAGAACAATTTGGTGATTTCGATACCCAAGTTCAACCAGAGGAATTACCAAATGATCCTGAAATTGAACTAACCTTAGCTCGGGATAAAAATGGTGTATTCTATGTTTTAAAAAACGCTCAGAACGGAACCCCCGAAGTTGTTGCAAAGGCACGATAATTTACCCATCTATTCACTAATATATTCCCACAGCAATGTGGGATTTTTTTTTGTCAAAAACTTTCACTATATTTTATACAATGAAAGTATTGATCGCCTGCGAAGAATCACAAACCGTTTGTAAAGAGTTTAGAAACCTCGGTCATCTAGCATATAGTTGTGATATTTTACCCTGTAGTGGTGGTCATACAGAATGGCATTATCAATGTGATGTTTTTGATGCTATTAACTCCACAAAATGGGATCTCATAATTGCCCACCCCCCATGTACTTACTTAACTGTTACTGGTAATAAATGGATGAAACCAGAATTCGCGGAAAGATTTCCCGATAGAAAACAACAAAGAATTGACGCAATAAAATTCTTTATGGATATTTCAAATGCTGATTGTGATAAAATCGCCATTGAAAATCCCGTTGGTATCATGAGTACCGAATGGAGAAAACCCGATCAATATATTCATCCATATTATTTTGGAGATCCTCACAGTAAAAAGACTGGCTTATGGTTAAAAGGATTACCTTTGTTAATACCAACTAAAATGGTTGAACCAGAAATGTATGTTTATAAGAATGGTAGAAAGGATCCAATGTGGCATGTGTTGACAATAAAACTACCACCCGATGAAAGGGCAAAAGAAAGAAGTAAAACATTCCCCGGATTTGCGGAACAAATGGCTCTTCAGTGGGGAGGAAAAATAAATTAACATGAAGTATTGTAGCATTGACATCGAAACCTCTGGGCTTGATCCCGAAAAAAATTGTGTCCTATCAATTGGGGCAATAGTTGAGGACACCGAATTAAAATTACCTTATGAGGATTTACCAAAATTCTCTGGAGCGATTCTTCAACGTGAAATTTTGGGTTCACCAAGAGCAATCACAATAAATAAAGAACTGATTGGAATAATTGGTGATTACCTTGAGGGTGATGATGATTTGAAAAAAAGACACGAACAATATTCAGGATATAAATTCTATGAGAAGGATGATATAATTCCGGCTCTTTTTGATTTTCTTTTTTTAAATCAATCTGACCCCAATTATAAAAGGTCTATTAGTGAACCTGTCCGAATAATTGATAAGATCTCATACCCCGCATTGAGTTCTAAAACAAGACCACTAATAATTAACGTTGCTGGTAAAAATTTTGGAACATTTGATAAAATATTTTTACAACAACTTCCTTGGTGGAAAAAATTAATTATCGCTAGATTGAGACTACTAGATCCTGCCATTCTCTGTTGTAAATTCAATGAAGACGATACATTACCATCTTTAAACATATGTAAGGAACGGATGGGTATTAAGGGAGAGGTGACACACAACGCTTTAGAGGATGCTTGGGATGTAATTCAGGTACTCAGAAATTTCTATTAAAATTTTTTTGGCGGTTTAAAAAATCATTGTATCTTTGTGTTCTAAAAACGAAAAAGATGATAGTTTATGTTGTTTCCGATAATGAGGGTCACATATATGGTGTGAGG